GATTCCTACATCTCCGCCCCAAAGAATTTTAAACGTGCATTGGCGGCCTTCCGTACCAAAACGACTTTTTTTAAGTGTACATTTAACTTCAGAACCAATTCTATATCCATTTTCGTCCAAGAGAAAAGATGCTTTAGCTTTGCGTTTCGTTAGCCATATACGCAACGAATATGCATAATGCATGGCCTTGCCACCAGGTGTAACGTAAGGAGTCGTCATCGCTTCAGATGGACTCCGAGTAATATTTGTTTTCAGTTGGTTCAATACCAAGAAAGTAGATTGTGAGGTGGCAATGGGGACTGTCAGTTTAGACATACCTTTCGCTAAAATTCTTGCTTTGACTGCCATTGAGGACTGAGGATTGAAATCTCCGTCTACGTCGCTAATGGAAGGAGTAAGAGCAAGGGAATCCCAGATGAATAGCATTTTGTTTTCATTAGATCCCAAAAGTGTTTCAATATTTTCTAAAACGAATTCTACACTTGGAGGCTGAAGATATAATAGATTATCTATATCACACCCTGCATTTGTGAGGAAGCTTGGATCAATTGCAGATTCAGCGTCAAAGTATACAACATCAATCCCCATTTTTTGAGCGTTTGCTGCAATCTGCGCAGCCATATAGGATTTGCCAGACCCCTCCAACCCAGCGATTTCAACAATTTTGCCCACTGGAATACCAGTTAACTGTCCGCGATAGATAATACTGTCCAGCCATCTAGATCCAGTAGGAATCCACTCCTTAACCCGGGTTGGATTATCTTTTGTTAAATCATACGCGACCTCTGCACCAGACTTTTTATTGATGAGGTTTCTCATTTCGCCGATGCTTAACCGACCTAACTTCTTCGCTTTCTTTGCCATTCTAATCCCATTTTAAAAATTGAGGCCTCTGTAAACCCAGGCCTCCCTGCGGTAGAGGACTAAGAGGCCATAAGCTCTTCGAAGGCCTTATCAATAGTAGAACTCGGATTCGAATTATTGTACTTACTAGACTCAGACGACATCTCTTCAGCATCTTCCTCGCCCAAGAGGAATTCGTCTAACATCGCCTGGACCTGTGCTGGAGACTTGCGCTCGAAAACAGTGCCGTAATCTGGAATTTGATCCAAATATTGGCCAATCTTTTCTTCAGTCTCAGCTAAAGGCGAGGACTTACGACGTGGTGTAATGGCAGTCTGCGGAAATTGTGCTCCGGGGGGCTTACCATAATTGATAGTCAGATCAGTACCTTCATCAGTATCAGTGATGTCACCGTACTCGGGGTTGAGAACCAAATTTAACAGTTCCTTATACGCAGTTTTGCCAAAGCCCCATAGTCGGACACCACGGTCTTCCTCTCCTCGCACAATAACGGGAGCGAAGAAACGCTGACGAGCTGATAGATTCTTTGCCATCTTAACCGCGTCATCGGATCCATCCTTATATAGCTGTCGAACAAAATCGTTTAGCGGGTCATCTTCACCGAAATTTTTCTTCGGGCTCAGGAATCCAGGGCTCTTACCCAAATTGTAATGGAACCAATACTCCTTAAATGGATCACCATCTGGAGTTGGTACAATACGAATTACCTGTTCGCCATCTTCGGGGCGCCAGAAAACGCTCGAACCACCGCGATTTTCCAAGGCATCGCGCTTCGCCTTCATCTTTTCAAAATCTAAAGCCATAATATCTCTCCTTTTTGCATTTAGCTATAGTACAACCAGCTAATTTTCCGGCTGTCTTCTCATACATAATAGAAACCTTGCATATCAAAGTAAACTAATTAATCTATTTTTTGTTCCTGCACATAAGATGCGCAGTGCACTGTATATATATAATTGTGCTCATAATTGGTTGAGTATATCGAAAATCCAGTATCGATATTTTGATCAGCTTGCTCTTGCACAAACTTTCGTGTTTTATGCAAAAGATCTTTATCGCTGTCCAGGAAATCTTCGTTTATACCATAAAAATACCTTTTTGTCCTGGGAAATTGTAAATCATAAAATAATTTTTCTTTATTTGTATCGAAATTAACCACTCCGAATGTTCTTATCCTGGCTGTTTTCTTTATTTCGGGTTGCACTGTTAAAAGCGCTTCTGTATTCCGAAATACATTTAACATGTGATATGTACTTGAAATTATATTATTAATATCTTGCCAATAATTTTTTAAAGATATCTCTTCAACAATCTCTTCAATCTTTTCATTTGATATTATATACATAACCTCAAATACGGCTGATCTTGTATATTCTTGTAAAACTCCTAAAGTAGTTCTGCCTCTTTTTTTCAAATCGTCCGTAAAAGACGATTCATCTGACTTTATATAAATAATTTCTATGGGGTTTTCGCGGATCTGTTCTAGAAGTCTTAATGCACAACCACTAATATTCCCAATACCGTTTAGGATGAGAGTAGTTGGGCCCTTACATTTAGCTAAATTAAGCTTTTTGTAGTTTTTTTCATAATCCTCATGGGAAATTTGCTCCTTGACGGGTATAAAGGTGTTATACCCTTTGTTTTCCACATCAACACAAAAAACCCTATATTGATCATATTTTTCAAAGTTTTTCGCTATTTGACAACCGGCATGCCCCAAACCAATTACGTTCATCATATCTTCCTCATCGAACCATAATTTTTTCCAATACTCACGCTAGTTTTCAAAATTCCAAATTTTGTCTGCGAAAATATTTTGGCCAATTCGGAAATCAAAGCTTTTTCTCCCTTGGCAAAATCAATGACCAAACTATCGTGCACACAAAAAGCAATTTTAGATTTCTTATTCTTTAACATTTTATCAATTTTGATGGCAGATGTCAAGAACAAATCGCTTGTTGTACTCTGAACCATATAATTAATAGCTTTTTCTTCTTCAACAGCAATTTTTCTATTAAAAGGAGTTGTAACATAACCATTTTTATAATAATTTTCTAAAATCTTTTCTCGATTTAGATAGCTGTTAAGCTTTTTGTTTCTTGCTTTGGGATTATATAGCCAAGCAAAGACTTTTTTCTTTGTGGCGTCGCGATCATATTTAGATTCAAAAATATTTTTTGATATCCACATATGAATATCGTCTTTTGGTTGGTCTTGTTTAAGTAAAGCGAAGAGTACTCTAAGCTCTGCGGCATTAAAATCTAGCTCAACAAATAGATCGTTCCTGGGATGTAGCACGGGCCTCAGTTCTTTATTCAACGTCAGGATAGGAAAACTATTTTTTTTCGTGGTTAGTCTTCCAGTAGCGGTGACCCACGGATCATAAACAATGTTTGAAGGACAATTTCTCACTTTACCAATACTATTTCTAACTTTTTTGTCAGTCAAGTCCAGAGATTCAATTTTCAAGTTTAAATTTCTACTTTCTATTTTTTTTAAAAATATTGTCAAATCGTGTAGAAATTCATAATTTTGTGGTTTTTCATAATTTTCAAAAACCGATTGAGAAATTTGATTTTTTATTTCGTAAAAATCTAAAAGAAATTTTTTCGGTACCAAGTCATAAAAACAAACATCATTCAAATTAATTTTAGCCTGTTGAAATGAATTCAAGTACGCCTTTGCCTTTTTGTTAAGATGATCCCATCTTTCTCTTAAAATCTCGGGACACACCTCATTTAAACTTTTGGCGCCGCACCAAATATTGGCATATTCCTTAATGCCAGTAAAATGGCGTGTGGGCGACCATGTATGTGTTAATTGTGAAGAATCATATTTTTCTTTTAATTCACCTTCACAATAAATAACTAAACATTCCCTCTTATCGTCTAAAACCTGAAAAAGCAACATTTCCTCATTTTATTATATTCCCAGTACCAGTCAAGGGGTATTGAACTTTATCCGCATCGTATGCTTTTTGCTCTGCTTCTTTTTTGCGATTTTCATAGTCCATTCTTCTAGTCCCATACCAGAACTCACCTCTTCTATTGAATTTAGTAACCTGAAAGCCTTTTGTCAAATCATTAATATATTTTGTTGCTGCTTTTTGATTGAAAAGGCGATATAAGTTTATCACCTCTCTTTCAAAAAAAATAAAATCTTGTGCTGTGTGGAAATATCTTGTCTCGGCCATTCTCAATTTTAAAAGTATTTTAAGCCAATATTCGTCTATTTGCTCCACTGTTTCTAGAGGACCAGCGCCTGGTGCTTCTCTATCTTTCCTTCGCTTTATTATTTTCACATGTGATAGGGTTTTTAGCGTGGATCGGCGAGGAGTGTTTACAGGAACACAACGACCACTAGGATCACCCACATATTCGAGTGCTTCATAGGTGCTATACTGTGTATAAAATGCATTATATAAAGAATACATTTTATTTTTTAGGGTTTGAAGATCACTTAAATAGGTTTTGTTATAAAAAATTTCAAATATGTTTTCATAGGTGGCACCATAGGCCTCCATATATTTTTGTGCGCCGACGAGAGTACCGTCCAACTCATTGTTATAAACGCCAGATGCAAGGTTAAAAAC